TTAAGTATTATAGTCCTGTAGACTATCAAGGTGGTACACAATACGCTGAGTTAGAAGAAGAAATATCTAACTATCACTTAAACAACATTATGAATGGTCTAGCTCCTAGTATGCTCATTAACTTTAACAATGGTACACCTGATCCTGAGCAAAGAGAAATGATAGAAAGACGAATCTATGACAAGTTTTCAGGAAGTTCTAATGCAGGTAAATTCATTCTGGCGTTTAACGATAACCCAGAACAAGCTGCAAGTATAGAGCCTGTACAGCTAAGTGATGCACACCAACAATATCAGTTTCTTAGTGATGAGAGTTCTAAAAAGATTATGGTATCTCATAGGGTAGTAAGTCCTATGTTGTTTGGTATTAAAGATAGTACAGGTCTTGGCAACAACGCTGACGAATTAAAAACAGCATCTATTCTTTTTGACAATCTTGTAATAAAAGGCTTTCAAAATCTTTTGATTGATGCTTTCGATAAGATTCTAGCTTACAATGATATAGCTCTTAATTTATATTTTAGAACACTACAACCTCTTGAATTTACTGACTTAGAAAATGTAGAAGATGAAGAAACAAGAGAAGAAGAAACAGGGGTTAAGTTAAGTAAAGAATCTAACAAACTACTTGAAGAGTTTATAGGCAAAGGACAAAACGAAGAAGAATTATTAGAGAAGTTTGACTTGATTGATGAAATGGATGTTGATTATGAATTAGAAGATGAGCTTGACAAAAAGGTTGAGGAATTAAATAACGAAGTAAAATTAGCAAGAGTTGCTAAAGCTACACCCTATAAAGAAAGTGAGCAAGATGGTAAAAGTAAAAAAGAGGGCAAAGAAGATATTACATATTTAGTAAGATATATGTACACAGCTTATTCTGGTGCTTACAAAACTAGAAAAGGTAGATCAAGAGAGTTTTGTATAAAGATGATGAGAGCCAACAAAGTCTACCGCAAAGAAGATATTATGGCACTTGAAAGTATTCCTGTCAATCCAGGCTTTGGTAAAAACGGTGCTGATACATATTCAGTATGGCTTTACAAAGGCGGAGCTCGTTGTTCGCATAGATGGACTAGAAAAATATACGCAAGGAAAGATGGTAGTAGATCTTTAGGAGATACTATAAGTACAACAAAGGCAAGAAGCGAGGGTTTTAGACCAGAAAAAAACCCAAACAAAGTATCTATAGCTCCTAGAAATATGCCTAGAGCAGGTTACACAGCAGCATATTGGAATAAAATGGGTTTTAAAAGTTAATTATGGCGACAGTATTATTTATATCGAGAACAGATTTAATCAAGAATAGTATCATTGATGGTAATACCGATACTGATAAATTTATACAGTTTATAAAAGTTGCACAAGAGACAGAGATTAAAAACTATCTTGGTACTAAATTATATGATAAAATAAGCACAGATATTTCTGGTAGTGGTTTATCAGGTAATTATGAAACCTTAGTAAACACTTATGTACAGCCTATGTTAATCTGGTTTGCACAAGCAGAGTATATACCTTACGCTGCATATCAAATAAAAAACGGTGGTATATTTAAAGGCAACTCAGAGAACGCCGAAAGCGTATCAAAAGAAGAAGTAGATTATTTAGTAAACAAAGCAAGAAACACAGCAGAATACTATGTACAAAGGTTTTTAGATTACATAGACAACAATAGTAATTTGTTTCCTGAGTATAACCAAAATACAGGTGGTGATGTATATCCAGATAGTGATGGTTTATTTAATGGTTGGATGCTTTGAGATACAAACCAAAAAATAAAAATATAGTAAAACTAAAAAAGTATTTAGATATGAATTGGAGTTCAAGCAATACTTGGAATTATGAAGTAAGTTATAACAATCAAACAGTAAAAGATGTCAAATAAAAAGTTTTCAGAGTTTACGTTACAAACCGACAATTCTAATGTTGCGTTTGTTGTTGGTTACTTTTACAAGATAACATACAAGTTCAAGTAGGCACAGGTGCAGACCTTAAAATATATCACAATGCTACTGATTCATTTATTGAGAACCAAACAGGTATCTTAAAAATACAAAGCTCTGTAGTAGATGGCGATATATCGTTTCTTGCAGACAATGGTAGTGGTACTGCCACAGAATATTTTAGATTAGATGGTAGTGCCACAGAAACAGTTTTTAGTAAAGATTTACGTATAATAGATAGTGAAAAATTAATCATAGGAACAGATGGAGATTTTCAAGTATTTCATAATGGAAGCCAAACAATACTTACACAACAAGGCACTGGAGATTTAATTATACAAAACACAGTCAATGATGCAGATATTACTTTTTCTTCTGATGACGGTTCTGGTGGAGTTACTGCATACATAACATTAGATGGTAGTCAAGGTTTTACTACTTTACAAAAAGCTATAAGGGCAGAGGATAATGTAAATATTCAGGCAGGTAGTAGTGGTGATTTAAGAATATTTCACAACGGTACAAATAGTACAATCCAAAATGTAACAGGTAATGTAATAATAGAAAATACAGTAGATGATGCTGATATAATATTCAAATCTGACGATGGTAGTGGTGGCGTAGCTGAATATTTTAGATTAGATGGTGGTACAGAAGCTAATATTTTTTCAAAAAACGTAGGTATTGAAACTGGTTCGCCAAGTGCACCTCTAATGTTTGGTAAATCTGTTTATGGCGCATTTGATTCTGAAGATTTTTACAGGATAAAATTTCAGGATCAGGGTGGTGTAAATAATGATGTAGGTATTGGGCAAACTGCTTCTGGTAATATGGGCTTTAATATTACTTCAGGCAATGCTTTTATTTTTAATAACGGAACTAGCGGTGAAATAGCAAGATTTAATGGAACTGGTTTAGGTATTGGTACTACTAGTCCAGATTCTTTGTTAGAAATATCTTCTAGCAGTGTTTCAGACTTTTTAAAACTTACTTCTGGTGGTTCTAGTGCTAACCCAATAAAATTTATATTTGAAAAAAGCTCTACTGAACAAGGTATAATTGAATATAATAGAAATGGTGATTTAGAAATATATAATACTGATTCCGATGGTGGTGTTATGATTGATGGTTCTACTTCAGCAGGTGCCGATTTTTATATTAATAATTCAGGTGACGCAAGTTTTGGTGGTAATGTAGCTTTAGTTGATAATGCACAGTTAAGAATAGGTTCAAGCACTGATTTACAGATATTACACGATGCTTCTGATTCTTTTATAATAAACAATACAGGTGATTTATATTTAAGAAATTTAGCTGATGATAAAGATATTATCTTTCAAAGTGATGATGGGAGTGGGGGAGTAGAAACCTATTTTAGGTTAGATGGTAGTGCTAATAGTGATGGTAACCCAAGAACAATATTTCCTGATAATGCTATTCTTGCTTTAGGTACATCACAGGATTTTACAATGCAGCACAATGCAACTAATACAGAAGTTGTAAATGTAACAGGTAATTTAAATATAAAAAATAGCGCAACAGATGGTAATATAAGTTTTTTTGGTGATGACGCATCTAGTGGCGTTATGGAATACTTTAGACTAGATGGTGGTAATGTAAATATGATTACAAGCGTTAATAATGTATTTGTTGATAACAAAAGAGTTCAGTTTGGTGATAGTGCTGATTTAGCTATTTATCATACTGGAACAAATTCTATAATTGAAAATACAACAGGCGTCTTAAAAATACAAAGTTCATTAACAGATGGTGATATATCCTTTATTGCTGATGATGGCAGTGGGGGTACTACTGAATACTTTAGAGTTGACGGTGGAACAGAGGATATAAGATTCTCAAAAAACACAAGGCATCTTGACAATGTAAGAGCTGAATTTGGTAATAGTGGTGATTTTGACATATATTATGACGGTTCAAATGCCTATGTAGTGAACGGTGGCTCGGCAGCAGGTGATATACAAATTATCAATAATACTGATGATGGTGATATTAAATTCTTCTCTGATGATGGCACAGGTAGTACAACTGAATATTTTAGATTGAATGGCGATAACACTGATATTATATTTAGCAAACCCATAGAATTGGAAGATAATGTTGAATTAAGGATTGGGAGTAGTGGTGCAGATTTAAGAATGTTACACAACGGTACAAATTCATTCATACAAAATTTTACAGGTGATTTAGAAATACAACAAGAAGCAGCAGATAAAGATATTTTATTTAGATGTGATGATGGTAGTGGTAGTATTGCTACATATTTCTTTTTAGATGGAAGTAGCACTGACGTAAGATTTTTAAAAAATACAAGATTAGATGATAATGTTCAATTGCAAGTAGGGTCAGGTGCTGATTTACAAATATCTCACGATGGCACTGATTCAGTTATTTCGAACACAACAGGGAACTTAACTATAACAAACTCTGCTGACGACAAGGACATAATATTTAAAACTGATGATGGATCTGGCGGAACTACTGAATATTTAACTATAGATGGTAGTCAAACAAGAACTTTAGTTTCTAAAAACTTAGATTTACTAGACAATGTGAGGTTAAGACTAGGAACAGGTGATGCAGCAGACCAACAAGACTTACAGATTTATCACGATGGTACTGATAGTCAAATAAAAAATCGTAATGGTGATTTAAAAATAGAAGTCAGTGCAGATGACAAAGATATAGTATTTAGAGGAGACGATGGTTCAGGAGGCATAACAACTTATGTACAATTAGATGGTAGTGAAGTTTCCACTAAAATACTAACACAAAAAGTTATAATGTCAAATTTACCAACTTCTGACCCTAATAATTCTGGTCAGCTATATAATGACAGTGGTGTGTTAAAGGTATCTGCTGGTTAAGGTATAAACTAAATAATTTCTTATGAATTAATATTAACAAGTAAATAAATAACAATGAAAATTACAAAAGAACAAATTTTAAGAGTTAATCAAGT